CATTAAGTTTTTGAATATTAAATTTATTACTAAACATTCTCATAAATATCTCACTTTGAGATATAGGATTATTCTGCAAGTGTTCTAAGTAAGCTTTTAATTCTCCTTTTTTAAGTATTTCACGCTCTTCTAAAATATCTTTCAATGCCGCTTCCCTATCTTCGCATCCTATTAATTGGTAAGGTTTATAAATCTTAGATAAGTTTGGCGTTACTCCAATAACTTTGCCGTTACGTGTAGCTCCACCGTAATAAGGTTTCTTAAATCTATCTCCAGTAATGGTAAATATTACAGCATTAAAGTCTTTTAGATTTTCGCATACAAATTTAAAATCTCGTGAACCTTTATTAATATTACCTCCAGTTCCAAATATGTACATTACACCTACTTGCAATCCACTATCCGTTAAACAATCCTTTGTTGCATTGTAGAATAATTTAAACTCATCAAACTCTCCAGCCTCCTCACAAATAACTTCATTTAGATAGGTTCCTTTAAAAATATTCGGGTTGTTGTGGGCGGTCCTTATGTATATTTCTGTTTTAAGTCCTTTCTTAACAGTTTTACCTTGTTCTAATACTTCGTATCCAGAAGTTATCTCATCAGAGTTTTTAGTAAGATTGTTTACTTTAAACTCAGGGACCAACAAGGATTCTGATATATCTAGCTTTTTAACAAAGTCATCCGCGTAAGTTTTCTTTCCTGCTGCAATTCCAGCGTGGTATGCTGGCAAAAATCTATAACCATGATCAACTCTTTTCTGAAAGAACTCAGATACTCCAGCTCTACGTTTCTTCGGCACAACTAGATTAAGATTATTTGCTTTACAAAACTCTGCTATATAACATAGTTGTAAGTGCATATCACAAAAATCAGGAGATATTACGCCATTAACGGTAGCCATTGAATTAAAATTCATGTAATAATAAAACATACCTGGCAAAAATATTCCACCGGTATTGTACCCATTAATACATCTATATAATTGCTCTTGCCAATATTGTTCGTACTCTGGGGTTCCTATAAATTTAGGATTCTTTATGCCGTCAGCGTAATCAGGTATGCCATTTACAACTACTGGATTCGGACAAAATCCTTTGCCCTTAATGTATGGAGGCTGTGGTATCGGTAAGTCTTCAGCTTTTCTTCCTGCAAATTTCATAATTACTGTCTTTTAGAGGTTACTGCTAAATACATCTTTTCATTCTGTTGCATCTTTTCCAAGAAACTTAATCTAGTGGCACCTTTTAGTTCACCGTCCATTAACTTCTCTTCTGCAATTTCACTTTCTATGGCCCTGATAGCTTTTCTAAACTTATCAATACTATCCATGTTATTCTTTATGCCAGTAGCAGAGTTATCGGCTTCTAATAACTTTAATAAGTCATCAATCTTCTTATTGTACATCTCTACAAGTTCAATATTTCTATTGTACTGTAAAGCTTTATATTTCTCAATAGCTATTTGAAGTCTTTTGGGCCGCTTTGCCTCGTCAAGTATTTCAGGTTTATTATCTTGCCATACGTGCCATATAGCTTTAGAAACCCTTTGCCTTTCTGGAAACTGTCTGAATATAGAATTGTAATCGTAAGCTAATATGACGAATAAAACCTCGTCTTTACTTAGAAGCCCTAGCTCTGGACTCAACTTAACTACATCTGGATGAAGTAGTATATTGTTTTTTAAGTCAGCATAAAATAAATAACTCATAATAAAATTGTCTTTACGCAAAAAAGCGAAGGAAATACATCTCGTATCCTTCGCTAAATTAGTAATTTTATTCTAAAGTTCTACTTAAACATCTTTTTATGGTGCTTCATGTATTGCTTATAGTAGGCAGGTGTATCTGAGTACATATTGTTTATTTGTTTCTGTATCTCAGCTCTCTCTTGAGTTAACTGTACTATCCATACGATACATCCACAGATTAGTATAGTAAAAAATGTAGTTATTATAGTGAATTTCATTTTTTAATCAATACTTTATTGTAAAACAAATTAAATACTCCATTCCATATAAACCCAAGAACTATCATTAATACAGATACGTCAAGTCCGATAATCCAAATAGATGTTTCTGGAATCAACTGAACTCCTACTACAAATATACAGCAGTTAGATGTAGCCTGGCAAATAATCATAGAACTCTTTGATAAGTGCCACGCGTCACATTTATACTTAGTGTTCGGTATAATATAAGAGTGATCCGATAATGCCGGATTATAAAACTGCCTATCATACTTCTTATCATTGAAGATAGATGTATAGTAGTGATGTGCAAGCGTATCCATCACGGCATTAAAGAACGCTGCCAATGCCCAAAAGAACATACTTAGGAAAATAAACAATACCACTACCATTTGAACAAAGCTTTAATAGCTGGAATAACTCCTTCTATTTGTTTATACTCTCCCCAAACTTGTACGTTTATAAGGAACGTTAGAATAGTGCTAAAAAAAGCTACGCTAATACTCAACCATAGATTAAAGTTAATAGCATTAACTACTACGTTAATTACCACGCAAAAGAACATTACTAATTGAATAGTAGTCATTTTGCTAGGATTTTCTTTTAGGTATTTGATATAATTTTTCATGTTTTTAGTTTTTAAAATATTTCGTTATCATCAGATTCATAAACAGCATTCTCAGTCTTATCAAGCATATCTTTTATATCATCCTTGTAGTAATCTAAGAATAACTTAATATCATTCTTTAGGTAATTAACTGGAACCACTTGATTAGTAAAACTTACTACTCTTCCTTTATCAGTTACAGGAGTGATTAAGTCTATAAACAATCTCTCGCATTTACGTCCAGTTAATTCCTCAAATAAGTAAGAGTAAAAAGACAACTGTAAGCTAATTTTAGTGTACTTATTCGCCGGTAAATGACTCAACGGTTCATTCAACCATTTATCACTTCCACTGATTGTAAATAAACTATCGAAACCTTTTTCAAATGCCTTAAAATCTGATAGCTGAAATCTACTATCCTTGCGATTAGATACTATACTCATCTTATCCCAACTACCAGCTACCATATATTCCTTAGAATAAACTACACCTTGCTCGTAAGTTGAATTAAAATCTTTATACTTTTCTAATACCACAGGAAGTAACTCGCGCAAATCTTCATCAGTTTCTAATACAGTAGCCGTTTGAGCGTATCTTTCTAAAGCGTTATCTATACGAGTACCGCTATCAGTTTGCGCTTGCCACATAGCCAAAACATCTTCTTTTGACTTGTCTTTATACATACCAGCTATTTTATTAGCATCAAACTTCTTTACAAGCTTGCCGTATAGTGCCGAAAATGAGATGTATTGATTACCTTTACTATCAAAGTATTTATGCTGTATAGGCTCTAAATACACCTCATTAGGAAATAGATTATGAATCATATTTATTTTTTAACTTTAACTGGTTCCGCTATTTTCAACTCTAAAACTTGTTCTTGAGAAATGCTATCAATTTCTAAAGAGTCTTTAGATTCGTTTGCTACATTTAAGAACTCAATTTCTTCTTTCTCCGCTTCATCAAATACAATCTCACTAGAATCAGTAGTAGTTTCTAAATCAACAATCTCAGTATCTTCTTCCTTAACTAAATCATCCATGTGAACTGAGTTTACTATAAAGCCCATCTTGCCTAATTCAGAATGTAACCACTCTGACCTTTCTTCAGCACTCATGTTCTCCATAGCTTCTCTATCTAAAGATTTACCTTTACCGTGCTTAACAAAACTCTCCATCAACTCTTCGTCAGAGATTACTTTAGTTTTATTCACATAGTGACCAATCTCTTCTAAGATTACTTTGATAATGTTAATCACTGTTTTAAAGTGTTCGTAACCATCTTCTTCATCTACTTTAGGGGTACAGATAGTATGGAACTTCTCATCGAATACTCGAGAACTTGCCTTAATCTTAAACCATGGCGTATCACCTAACTGAAATTCAATAGCTAATATCTCACAATTAGATAGCAAACTTGCTCTCACATTCTTGTTAGTAGTATCTTGTAGTAATCCACAAATCTCTAACACTGCAAATCTCAAGTCACCAATACCTGCTTCTAAAGCTACATGGATAGGATGCTTAACGGTATCTTTGAAACCATTGATAGCGATTTTGTTTTCTTTTACGGATTCTACTGTGCCTTCTAACACTAATCCTTTTAATCCTCCGACACTAATGCCGATTTTTTTGATCAATTTTTCTTTGCTCATATTTATTTGGTTTTTAAATTTTCTTGTTCATACTGAGAAAGACATTCTTTTAAATATCCTTCCGTGTTTGGTTCAGTTACAGTAATTCTTTTTGTTCTAGTTGCTTCAAACCACAAGACTTCACTTTTCGCTGAACCAGTTACCTTATATAATTTAGGATTAGGCAATAAGTCTTTTGCGGATTGCCATTTAACATCTTCGAAGCACCTACGCTGACAATATTCATTATTACTATCCATGGCTTTTAATATATTCACTAGTTAAATAATCATTATACCCTCTAACATCCTTAAACACTTTCACTGTTACAGTAATCTTACTATCCCATCTCACATACTCTCTACCTTTATCTTCTAAAAATCCTTCACTCCTATCCACGTCCTGCGCCTGCATACCTACATCTATCACAAATAGATAAACTTGACCATTATCCTTAGCTAAAAACTCCATAGCATGAAGCTTCGCATTCTCTATCGGATCATTCTCTCCTCCACTATACAAATAATCACATCCCTGCATCATATATGTAGTAGTAAACTCTAAATAAACACTCTCTTTCATCTTACTAAATTATTGATAATTGTTTTAATAACCTAATCCTTACTCTTTAAATACCATTCATAAATATCCTCATTCATGCCCCAAACAGTCTCAAATGGAAATGTAGTTTGATTCCATAATATCCAATTTATCTCCTCATCATCCGCCGTAGGAAAGTAATACAACACTATCTCATGTGGCATCATATCCTCTATTAATGTTAACTTCTGCATATCTGTCTTTCATCTATTTCATTAAAATCATCGTCATTACTCCAACAGCCTTCATGTTCACCAAAAGTACTCCAGTAATTGCCTAAAACACCATTACTCACATAATATTTAGCTACTTCCCAAACGCCTCCAATCCTAACCCAATAATATCCTTCTTTTCTATCCGCCACTTCGGCAGTAACTTTATTATCTTCCATACACTCTTATACTTAATTACCTTAACAAAGGTTACATTTATTTTAAATTAATTTATCTTTTAATATTTGTAAAACGTTTTTGTGGTAGTTTAAACTATCATAGACATAAGCATCTACTCTATGACTTAAACTATCCAAAGCCTCAATAGTATTAGTTACGTCAATTATTGAATGTTCAATACATTCCTGAGTTGTTAAATCTCCCCACCAATGTTTTTGCATCAATGCCTCAGCATATTCATATTCTGTCTTTTTCATATCTTCTTAACTTTATATATTACATCACTCACTATACTCATCTCCCTCACTACATCCTTCTTATATCTACTAGTTACCACAATAACTCTCCCACTAGCCGCTCCCCTAAAACATCCCTTCCACTTATCCCCAGCATTAATCTCATCAGTCCACAACCCCGTAGTTAAACTCCAATATCGCATACTATTTTTTATACCTTATACGTCAACCGAAACCATAAGGTTACATCTTTGATAAAAAATTCTACAAAAAATTTTATAAAATTTTATTTTGTTTATAATACTATATACCCTCCATCATCAATCCCAAATTAATCGGACGGTACTGGGGTATAACGAAAGTACAGAAAGACAATTTAAGAGAATAGATTTATAAATACATGATTTTAGGATATTTTAAGATACTGCCAATATAAGGAAGTAACCAAGCACAACACGCTCCAGGAAATTAAAACAAGCCACATATAAAATAAATCAGGTTTAATATACTGCCTTATGGTTTAATTCATAGTACATTATAAGGTGATAAATGCCATTTAGCCACCGAGTGAAGACCAGTAAAACCAGGGAAAGGACGTTTTTAGCCATTACCACTTATCAGGTATATAAACCGCTTATGTAATAGATCCTTTTTTAACATATTTATAGTTAGTTTGGCATGCTATTTAAACGGTTACAAACGGATAATTTACCCTTTGCCACTTATACCGGATTAATACCACTCATGTAAATTAACAAATAGTCGTATAGTTTGGCACGTTTAAACGGTTACAAATGGATACTAGTAAAAACTGTTTCAAGTTTGAAACAAAATGATATAATTAATAATTAATTAATGATAATCAGGTATTTACATTAAAACGGTTAAAAATAAGGCTTAACATGATTATGTAACAAGTTACCATTTAAACCTGGATTAAACCGATTAAATGATCCTTTTACCGCTTGTGTAATAATTGGCTGTTAATGGTAGTTTGGCACGGTATTATTTGACTTAAATATTCGTACGAACGGTAATATAGCTTGATAGAAAACATTATGATTAGCTTTAGTATATATATCTTTGAATAAGGAAACAAACTAACCATTTAAAATATAACATTATGAAACGTATTGAAATTGCAGAGATGCCGAAAAAAGTATTAATAGGAATAGTAGATAATGAAAACATTTATTTAAGCGCTCCTAGTTGGGATTGTGGATGGTACTGGGGATTCGGTTATTTAGGTAATAGAAATTGTCATTACCACGTTGATGGGTTGCAAGCTAAAGAGAATGTTAATATGTATGATGCGTTTAAAAAACATTTTGGTGATAGTTTAACTATTGATGATAGCAAATTATGGACTATTTGTGAGTTATTTAAAACATTCTACATATTAAAAGACACCGCCGAAGTACTTAGAAGAGGCGGAGCGCATTACACTACTAATCCATGTGCAAGCCTTATAATTAATAAAAAAGAAGTTAAGCGTATAAATGAGGTTTTAATGCCTGAAATATTCAGCGAAATATATAAAATATTGCTTAAAAAAGAGGACTAAAATGCGTTTTGTCCACCGAGCGAATACCAATGAAATCAGGCTTTTAACATTTTTAACCCCTTTAAAAAATAGAACCCATGAAAAACCCACACATAACTCTAAAATTAAGAGACTTAATGAATAGAGAAAGAAGCGCTAAAATAGACGTAATAGGCTGTATTATAGATAATTACAGACAAACAAGCCCACAAATAGACTTAAACCAGGCTTTTAACGACCTTTACGACCTGGAAATGTATCAACTAAACGACATTTTAAGCGACTTAATAAGCAATTTATACGCTGAAATAAACCACCAATTAGAACGAATAAACCAACGTAAGTAATTAAACCACAGATAGTTATTAGATATGTTCCACGTGGAACTATAGGAAAAATATAATCCTATTAAATAATAAACGGTTACAAACGGTTACATTTGGTTAAGATTGGTTTAGGTAGTTATTAAGTAGTTAAAGGAATTATAATGTATAATTTAAAATATAAAGGTTATGAGAAATAGAGAGATAACAACACAAAGCGGAGTAATTAGTATAAGACCAGTAACGGTTTATGTGGTAGAGAACGGAGACGGCACGAGGTGGTATGTAGCAGAGGGAGGAACATTGGTTAATTTAACTTATGATGGTATAGATGAAGATACTAATATAGAGTTAATAGAAGATATAGATTGCTTTAGTGTTAGTGAGTGTATAGAGAGTTTAGAACAATTAGAATTGTTATGTGAAGACTTATAATATAATTAGGGCGTTACGGCAGGCCGTCAGGCTTTACGCTTTTATCTTCTGCAAAGAGGCGGCAGAAGGATAAGCCGCTTCAATCCTTAACGCATAGAACCCGCCGAAATAGTAAACGGATTTTTAACCCTCATTAAAATATAATGCCATGAAAAACCCACAAATAACCACAAACTTAAACCGCATGATGGCGGATGAAAGAAAGGCTAAATTAGACGCAATAGGCTGTATATTAGATAATTACAAGCTAAATAACCCTAGTATTGACTTAAACGAAGCATTTAACACACTTTACGACATGGAAATGTACCAACTAAACGATGTTTTAAGTGACTTAATCAGTGAAACATTCGCACAAATCCAGTTACAACTAGAGAGAGTAAATAAACATAAGTAATTGATTTTTAATATGTTGGAGGTATAAGAATTATATAATTCTCGTTAATATAGGGTTAGGATATAGCCGACAACAAACGGTTACAAGAGTTTAATAGTATAATAATAAACGAAATTAAAATATAAAGACATGAAAAAGGCAGTAAACAAGCATGACAACTATTATAATAGGGAGTTAAAGCGCATTAATTTAGACAGTGAGTATTTACCAATAGTTAATTCACAAAGAGACCAACATTTGATGTCAATTAGACAAAATGGTGAAAGAATTGGTGATATAGAAATAGTAGATGGTAAAATAACAACAACTGGAATTATTGGAGATAATCAATATGATAATTTTGTTGAATTAATAAAAGGTTTACAAGGATTTAATATTAAGATTGATGAGTTCTATTGGTAAAATTACACATAACATGAGTTTAAGTAATGAATGTATAGAAGAAGTTATTATATGGCTTAAAGTATTAAAGAGAAAGAATAAAGATAAATAGGTACAGCCGCCGAACCGCAAAAACAATTTTTAAATATTAACTAATTAAAACCAGGAAACCATGAAAACATTTAAAGTAATAACAATACATAACGTATATATTGATAGTTATAACGAAGGAGAAGGAAAGCACGTTAATAGCTATGATATTGAAAGCATAGTAAAAGCCGAAACAATCCGCGAAGCAGTGGAACACCATTTTAACAATACTATATTTTTACCATTCAATTTTGAACAAGCGGATACAAACGAAGATAAAACCGTTTTGTGGTGGAGTAATTTAGTAGACGAGGACAACGGCCACGCGCAACAATACCAAATCGAAAAATGGAAGAAAGGAGAAAAAGAGCTATACAGTAATAATATAAAAATAATGATAAGTGAAATTGTACCCTTAAAATTTGATTAATCAATAAAAGGAATTATAATGCAAAGTTGAATTATAAACTATTAAAAACTAGAAAACATGATAACTAAAGACAATTTAACCGAGGTAATGAATTTAATTACAGAGAAACAAGTTAATGAAGTAATGAATAGTAACACGGATTATTTAGGGCTATTTATTGACGGATACGGAAATGTATTTTTAGAGAGTATCAATTTATTTAAAGATGAAGAAAGAGAGGAGGAGATACTAAGTACTGGAGGAGCTATAATGGATAAAGATGATTTTTTACGCTTATTTATGGAGTCAGGAAGTTTAAACCCCTTTATAATGGAATACTGTTAATAGCCCGCCGATTGATAAATAATAATTTTAACCCCTTAATAATTAGAAACCATGATAAGCAATAAAGTAATCCAGGAAAACAAAAGAGCTTTTTTAGCAACTTGTAACGGAGCAACTGTAAAAGAAACAGACAAAGCACTATATAAATTTTGTTATATGTTTGGACCAAAGACATTGATTTTTTGGAAACATACAGGAAGAATAAGTGTGAGAGTGAAATTTAATGATAAAGGACTTAATTAATTAATGGAACTATAATGTAACCTTTGTATAAATAAATTAGTATAAATATTTTAAACAGCCAGAGCCATGATAATTGATAACGAAATCCGCCAAACTCCATTTTATAAACAAATGGAAAACAAATTAAAAGAAGGTTATTTTATTGAAAAGTCAGTAAATACTAGCAACAACAATAAAAACAAAGTGGTATTATATACATTTAAAAGAATAAACGAGGACGGCACAAAGTCAATAAATTGTTATTTATCTTATGATGTTGCAAAGGCAGTATCTAAAGAATTTAACACTCAAATAATAGAGTCAGAAAAAGAAACTGTTTGGTTAAATGATAATCCAGAGCATTATAAACCACACCCAGGACACAAAATAACGTTTCATTAAACACTTAAAGCCATGAAATACGAGATAAAACTATTAACACCGCGCGGACCAGTAACAGAAATTTACACAGATACGCAAGACTTGAAAGAGTTTGAAAGAGATATGATAAGCAAACATGGAGAGTTTGTAATGCTATCATCTAATCCAATTTAATAAAGGAACTATAATATAAACCATATAAAATTTAACCCCCATGAAAGATATTAAAATAAACAATCCAAAAGTTCAGTACACAAATTACGGCACATTCACTCCAATTAAATTTACAGTAATTGACAAAGTAAGAGGCTCAAGTTATAGCAGAGTAGACACATATAAATCTATGTCAACAGGAGATGAAGTTAATCAAGTAATATTTATAACAGACAAAGAAGACTTGTCACCAGTATATACAGGTAGAGATTATAGCGCAAATTGCCACGGATGCTATTTAGGATACGCGCACTCTCAAAATTACCATATTAAACACAAATAGGAACTATAATCAATTTTAACCCTTAATACATATAGCCATGAACACTACACACCAATATACAGTAAGATTAAACAGTGAAAAACCTGGACATATATTAATAAATGAGAAAGCTATTGAAAGCGGCCACACTGATAGTATGGACATATACGCAAGTGATAGTTTTGATACAACCTGGAAAGACCATGAAGGCAACAGAGTAACAAGCGGATACAGATTGACTAAAGACCGTAAAAGTAGAGTATTAATAACCATTATTAATAGCTATGAAAAGGACCAAAAACACAGAGAAGCAGTAATAAAGCATATAATTTTAGATTAATAACCCTTAATACATACAACTATGAAAAACTTAACTAAAGGAGACCTAGCTAATATTGAAGCATTCAAACAACTGTTAAAATGCGTAAGTAATGATATTAAAGACGTAAAGAACAGTAAAGAAGCTCCAGGAGAAAAAGCTAACAAGATTATGCAATTATATAGACAGCGTATTCAGTTAATTAGCCAAGCAAGTGAGAAATATAGCCATATTAATTGGTTAGATGAAGCAATAGGAACAGACAATAGTTTTGAGAGAAGCTTAAAAGACACCACGCGGATCAAAGCAGAACAAATTGCAGTATTTAACTATAATAGTAGATTAAACCTTAATTAGTAACAGGAAGTATAATGTAAAACCCATTAAAATTAGAAACCATGGCAAATTTAACCAAAGCAGAAAAACACAACAGAATGTTAAATAATATATTCGATACATACCATGAGCAACAAGCAGAAAAAAGAGATTTCCTTCCTACTATTAGTGAGTATTCACACTTCCTCGATGAAGCAGTAAAGCGCCTTAAAATAACAAGAGATGAAGCAAGGAATCAATACGGCAAGTTTACATACGGCCAATGGAAAGAACTTTTAAAACTATTTTAAAGTACAATAATTCGATTAAATTATATACAATTTTTAAAGTAAATTATATAATGATATACACGGCGCTACCATACAATAACGTAATAACACACATGAAGTATAGTAATGAAGTTATTACAATAGGGTTTAAAAAGGCTAAAGGAGTAATTCAGGAAAGGAGCTATAATGTTAATATGCTTTTAGCTTATAAACTCTTCTACACAAAATCCGCGAGTGACTGCCTTAAAGTTTACAATGAAATCAAACAAAATTGCACGGTATTAACAGTTAAAACTATATAATTATGTACGAGATAAGAAAATCAATAGGAGGTTACAGTATTGACAAGAAAGAAGGCAATACATGGATTTTTATGGCTAAATTTAGCAGTAAAAAAGCTTGCCTTGAGTATATAAATAGTAACCAACCGCAAAATATTAATCCAATAAACGAACAAATAACACTTTTTTAATACATAACAGGAACTATAATCCAATTCTACCTATCTAATTTTAACCACATGAAGACTTTTTACTAAAAACAACATAACCTACTACAAATACATTAAGCCTAGTTAAAATCAAATTAAATAAATATTAAGCCGCCGAGTGATATTTTACCATTAAGGGGTTAATGGTTAGGGTTTCTTAAAATACATAAGGCGGCTTTACTTAAATTTACTAATCAATTAAAATATATAGACATGAAAGCAGAATTTATGAAAGGACCGTGGAGCTTCAGTCCAATGAGAGGAACTCCAGGACACTGTACTTTAGCTCAAGTTTGGGATAATATGGGAAACAATCTGTGTGCTATTGACTCAAGATACGGAGAAGATACATCTACTGCAAATGCTAAATTAATATCAATCGCACCTGAATTATTAGATGCTTTGATTGATTATGTAGAAACATCAAAACTTCCTGGAGTTTTAAATACAGAATATTATGAGAAATTATTTACTGAATTAATCAATAAAGCAACTAAGTAGCCATGATAAAAGAACTAGACATAACAATAGACGGCGCCGAGCTAAACTGCTCAGTAAACTTCCAATACTTCAAAGAAGATGGTGAAGTAACTATTCAAATAGAATCCATTAATAATGGTTCTATTGAAGTATCAGAACTACTCAGCGAGGACCAGATAGAAGATATTAAATGGAAATGCCAAGTGTATTATGAGAATACTGCATTCGAATATTGGGAGCAAAGATACGAAGAACGTAACTCAGGACTATCTCGCGAATCTTAAAAAGGAAGTATAATGCTAATCACTTAAAAACAATACAATCTACTTCATTTAAACCTCGGAAACTCGCATTAAACCAGCGAGTTTTTCCTTTTCTGACTAATACGTTTGCTTTATCTAATCTAGCTAAACAAGTTCTTAATGTACTCGGCGGACAATCCATAGCCTTCTGTAACTTAGCCATAGTGTATTTGCAAGTATGGAACGGTTGATACATATCATACTCATCCAGTACCATGATAAGCTTTACTTCTAATGGAGCTATTATACCAAATTGCCTGGCTATTATCTTTATAAACTCCTCGCGCTTATCTCCTTTAATAGGAATAATTTTATGTTTCATTTGTTTAAATAGCTAAATATATGTTCAATAATTGGCAACGTCCATCCATCACCTAATAAACTAGCAGCTTTATTTCTAGTTAAAATATCACAATAGTTATCCGGAAACCCTTGTAATCTGCATAATTCAACTTTATTCAAGGTTCTAACCATTCCATTTTGATTTGCATATAGTGGTTCATTACCTTTTAATAGACACGGAGCCTTTCCTTTAGTTATTCTTCCGCGCCTAGTTGTACTTGTCGGAAATGATAGGTTTAAACAATCATTTTCAGTAAAAACATCATATCCTTTTGTTGTATTTGTTTTTACTCGAACTTCACTATCTTGAATATAAACTATAGGACACATACCTATTCTATCTCTTGACTTTAAATATCTTTGAGCCTCATCCGACTCTTCATTTATAAATGTATTTTTAGAGCCATATCCTTCTAAAATAGCTGTAGCTTTGTCTCTATCTGTATATCCATTAGTTAAAATATCTTTAAACATTATTTTCCTATCTTTTGGCTGAGGTATATCTGTTATTACATCAAACATTGATTGTTTTGTTCTTATGTTTGTCCAGTAATATCTATCTCGTAAAGCAGCAACTACTAAGGATGAGTTAATCCGACAAGGATATAAACCCATTTCTCTACTCATAATACCAACATCTAACTTATTAGCACTACCAACATTCTCTTGTAAAAATAAAACATTTGGATTAAGTGAGCGGCAATGATTTAAAATATCAATAAATACAAAGAATAAACTTGACTTATCTCCATTTATTCCAGATCTTTTTCCAGCTATGCTTAAATCTTGACAAGGCGAACCACTAAGAATTAAATCAACTTTACTCCAATCAATATCCCATTCTCTCCATTTAGTGACATCACCTAATTGTATTGTATCTGGAAAATGGTATTGAGTTAATTCAATTGCATACGGTTTTAATTCACTAGAGTAATATTTATTTACTTTTATACCTACATTTTCTAATGCCTGGCGTCCTGTATTCATTCCATTAAATAAGCTAACTACTATTAATCCTTCTTTCATTTTACAAATTTATTACACCATTTACTTAAATTAACTTCTATATCTTCTGAGGATATTATATCTAAATACTCCCTCTGTATAGCTATTGGATTAGTTTTATCCGGATATACTAATATAGGATTGATCATAAAGTCATTCTTCTTTAATCTTATCAAGTATCCTCTCTCTATTAAGCTAATGAAACTGTTTCTTGCTATATCTCTGCTAGTAGAGTAGTGTACTTTATCTGTACCATATAGTTCTATCATCCGCGAAGTTGCTGCGTCATATTGCTTCAAAAGTACTATAGAATACTTAATTACACCTACTTTAGACATAAATATCAGAAAGTTTAGTAAAGTATATTCATTAGGGCTTAATATGTAGCAAGCATTCGCTAGGTGCCTTGAGCAAATCTCTCTTTTAAGCGAAACCATCATTAGTTTTTTATCTGGAACTAACTTAATTAGCTTAGCGCTTTCTACTTTTTTAGTATTCCCTGCCATTTTGTTTCAAGTTTGCAACAAAAAATTGCATTATTTTGTTATGTTAATTAGTATATTTTACAAATATAGTTTTTCTGACTATTTTTTGATACTTTTTATCGGTATGCTTCAGCTCTTTTTAGAGTTAAAATCAGTAAATCATTAGGATTTTAATTATGCTAGAGGTGTTTTTGGAGTTAAAATAGGCTTAATTGGTCCTTATCTTCTATTTCATCCACTTCAAAGTATCTATATTCTTCTTTATAATAGTCTCTAGCAGTATCCTCACATCTCTGACACCAATTACATATTAAGCTAGTAACATCTTCTGGTATCTCTTCGGTTCTTTGAGTTAAGAAGTCTTCTTGGCATCCTTGGCAGTGTATTTTAATCTTGTTTGTTTGCATAACCTAAACTTACTATTACTTCTACGCTAAATACTTTTAATGGTTCTTTTACTTTTAATCTCTCCAGAGTTGGATCTTTAAATATTGGCCTATATAATCCATCAGGAGCTTCTTTATATACTACTCCTTTTAGAGTTACAAACTCAGCTTTACTTTTAGATGTTGCTTCTTTTAGTACTAATGTTAAATTACAGTACACGATTTCTAAAGGCTTAAGCATTTAATTTAGTTAAATTGATTTCAAACTTATCCAGGAACTTATCTCTATCTCCTTTGTACGATTTTATTAATTGACTGATAACTATCAAGTCATCCGCCGAAGCAGAAGTCAAGTTTTCTACCAGATCCTTGTAATCCTTCATTAAATTAACAGTAAACTCTTCATTTACATCAAATATTTTAGGTAACTCTATTTTAAGCATCTTTTCTAATTCATTAGAAAGGTTACCTGATAAGTGTTTAATTTGTTGTCTATAAACTGGAGTTTCTTTTAGGTCCTCAATATAGTTTGATAGTAACTCTGAGCAAATTACTGTATTAGTGTATGTTAATAGTTGTTTGTCTGTCATAATTAAATATTAGATTCATCATTAATATCTTCTTTACTATAATAATCATCTAAGGCTTCAAACTCATTATCTTCCTCAAACCATATCCATAAGATAGGAATAGCTATCATTCCCATAAGTAGTATTATCGGCCAAGCCTGACATAATACTTCCCAAGTGTAATATAATATCTCCATTAGTCTTCTAGGTTAGTATTAATAGTTACATCTTTACTTGTCGGCTGTATATCCACGAGTACCCAAGTATTACATATTCCTCTCATGTGATTAGCGAAGTCTCCAATAGGCATAGACTTAGGGAATATCTCCTCGTGGACTTGATCAAAAGCTTTATAAGTTACTTTCATTTGACTGTTAGGTTTATTTGGTTTCATTATTTTGTTCTTTTATAAATTGTTTAACATTATTATATGCCGACATCATTGCCATTGAACCGTAATATGAATAATCCATTTTACCAGTTTTAAACTCATTTAATCTTTTATTACAAGATTCAATACATTCGTCTAAGTACTTTATTAACTCAACGGCTTCTATTTCTTCTACTTGTTTGGTTTGTTTGAATATAATAGTTTTACCGTATACTTGGATATTATCAATTGTTCTAGTTGGAATATCATTCTCCTCAACAATATCTGTTACTTCTATTGGTGTAGGATTTAAAATTTCATCTGAATCAATGCCATATTTAGTAAGTAAATATCTATATATTTCTTCCAACTCACCCTCACTAATTTCGCATGGTTGGAGGGA